GCATCCACGGCCGCCGCATCCGACATGTCGGCCGCATCGCCCTCTTCAAGCGAAGGCGTATAGGTGCCGTCTGTGATCGTGCCGGAATGCAGGACGAATTCCAGGCTCTCGTAACCCGACCGATCGATAGTGGCGCCGGTGACCGTGGTGTTCGACCCGATGGACTGCTGATTGAGCCCATTCGAGACTTTGACGTTGTCGTGAAGGTCGCGCATTTGCGCTGCTCCTGTTTGAAGATTGATGCTGATGCCGCCGGGGCAAGCTGCGCACGCCCCGGCGGGCTGTGCTTACTGAGTCCGATCAGAGATCAGATCAGGTGGAGCACTTGAGCTTGCGGATGGCTTCGGCGAGCACCACCTGGCCGCCCATGCGACGGCGGAAGTGGAAGCGCACGTTACCCGCGGTCGCCTGGGTCAGGGGATCACGCACCATCGCCATGGCGATGCGATCCACGAACACATAGCCGCGCCGGAAATCGCCGTACGCGATCGGGTAAGCGTTCGCACCTTCGTTCGGCATGTCGGGCATCTCGACATAGGGCGAGCCGAGGATCGTATTCGGCACGCCGTTCGCGAGCCCGGGCATCCAGATGTAGTTTTTCTGGCTGTCCTGAAGCTTGCGCACCGAGGCAAGCGTCTTGCGGTTCATCACCCAGGAAGCGTTAGCGGCATAGCCGGTCTTCAGGTTGCCCCAGAGCGAGATCAGGCCGTTGCCCTGGCCGTTCGCGTCGGCGATGGTCGCCGCCGAACCTGAGACGTCAGCCGCCACATCGGCATTGACCAGAATGCCTTCGCACTCGCCGACACCGGTACCGGAGACGAACTCCTGGCCTTCCTTGACGGCGAACTGCTCGGTCGCCTCGCCCTGGATCTCAGCCTGCATATCGAACGCCGAATCCTCGAGCATGTCGTTCGAGATGTCGACGATGGCGTACATCTCCGGCGCCGTGACCTCTTCCTGACCGTAGGCGAGACCAGCAGTCTCCGAACGCGTTCCGTTCTCCGACACGCGGCGCGCTGCGAACACACCGGTTCGCGTCGGAATCTGGATCGCCTTGTTCGCGGTCTGCCGAACGCGGACGATGGATCGCGCTGGGCTGACATTGACGATCGCCTTGATGATCTCCTGCACGAACTCGACAGGCGCGAGATATCCGCCGGCCGTATCGTTGGAGACGTTGAGCGCCTTGTACTCGGCCGCTACGTCGGCCAGCGCCTTCTGCTCGTCGGCAGAGAGATTCACCACGCCCTGGGTGTGCGCGGAGAAGACGGCGCGGCCCCAGCTGTTGACCTTGCCCTTGAGCTCGATCTTGCGATCACCGCCGTTGCCCGGGCGGCCGAACTTGGCCTCGAGCTTGGCGAGTATGTCGTTCATCGCGGTCTGCTGGTCTTCCAGAGCCTTCGACTTGGCTTCGGCCTGCGTCAGCTTCTGGTTGATACCTTCGAACTGATCGAGCGACTTCTCGATTTTCGTCAGCTTGTCGACGGTCACCGGATCGGCGACGCCCTTCTTTTCGATCTGGGTCAGCCGCTCATTGTTGGCCGTTTTGAACTCTTCGAACGCAGTCATCACCGGCTCGATCGCCTTCTTGAGTTCGGCAGGATCGACAGCCGCGAGGCCGGCGCTAGCGATGAGGAGATGAGTCGGATCGAGAGCGGCCGTGCTCGCGACATGCGAAGCGACAAGGGTCGCAGCGCCCGCCACATCGGGCGTGAGCGCAACAGCGGCGACGGCCAGCAACGCGAGGCCGACGACCGCGAACATGCGGGTCAGTTTCATTGATATACCTTTCGGGTTGAAGAGCTATTGGCCGCGGATGCGGTCGGCGACGCCCTGGATCAGCGCCGCGTTTTCGCTCGCCCTGTCCTCATCCCGAGGGTCCAGTTGAGCCGTCTTGAAGCCGCCAGAGGCGATCGCCTTGGCAGCCGCATGCGAGAAACCTCCCACATCCCGCAGGAAGTCCTCGAATTCACGAATCGTCTTGATCTGGCCGGCAGCCTTGACTGCGCCGACACGGGCCTTGTCGTTCGCCGGAAACGTGACGATCGACAATTCCATCAGGTCGACACCTTTGAGGAGCCGCCTTGGCTCTCCAGTTTTTGTGCCGACAACAAATTCCTTGGGCACGTATCCGATTGACAGTCCGTCGAGCACGCCGGACTTCAGGCCCTCGTAAATATATTGGCCGCGCTCGGTGTTCAGAGCGAATAATTCACCCTCGACTTTCAGACCCTTGCTGTTTTCCTCCATCGAGGTCCATTTGCCGATCGGCAGCAAGTCTTCCGCACTACCCATGAAGCCGCCGCCGTGCTGGAGCAGCATTGGCGGGTATTTTCCCTTCGCTTCCCAATCCTTGAGCGATTTACTGAACGCGCCCTTGTCGAGAACGTCTCCATAGGAATCTTCGTTGCCGAAGATGGCGCCATAGCCGGAAAAGACGCCCTGCTTGGCATCGGAGAACTTGACCTCGAAGTCCGCGCGTTTCGCTTCCATCTTATCGCTCATGGCGTCACCGTCTGGATGTTGCGCTCACGCGTGAAGCTTTCGATGATCTCAGCGACCTTGGCCTGCATGCGCAGCGCGAGGTCGGAACTGGCGTTGACGTTGACCGCGCCGGATTCCAGCAGCATCGACTTCATCGCCTTGCCGAGCTGCTGCTGCAGATCCTGCTTATCGGCCTGCGTTCCCATGTTGAGCGGCACGAGCGGCGCGTCGAGACCATCGATTGGATTCAGGTTCTCGAGCTTCCGCGCCTCGTTGCGGGTCAGCCAGCCGTTCACGATTCCGCTCGCGTAGAACTCGGCGCGGGTCTTGTGATCACCGCGCATGAGGCTCTGCAAGGTAAATTCAGCGCTGAGGTTGTTCTCGTCCGGGAATAGATCGCGCGCTAGCGTCTGTTGCCAATTCTCCACCCATGGCGAAATCGAGTGCACGACGTGCGCCATGAAAAACGATTCGGCGCTCGCGAACGTTGCCGTCTTGTCGGTGTAGCCGACCATCTGCGGGAACACGCCGAGGTCGCGGCATATTTCCTCGATCTGAAAGCGGCGCGTGTTCAGATGCTCCGCATCAACGCCGTTCATCAACATCGGCGTCCATTTCGCGCCTTTGTCGAGCACCCACGTCTTGAACGCGCTATTCAGACCAGACCGACTTTCGTCGATCTGCGCCTTGATGCGATTGTAGGCCGCATCGCCCAATTCCCCTTCGACCGAGAAGAGACCGCCTGGACGCGCGCTATTGGCGTGCAAGCGCGCATGTGTTTCTTCCGTCGCGATAGCAAGCCCGATCGCTTCACGCGCGACCATCACTGCATCCATGCCGCAATACCCATTCCACGACGGGCCGCGAAGATGGAGAATGTCCGTGCGTGGGAAGGTGCCGACCATGCCGTTGCGGTCGTACACCTCGTAGAACACGTTCCACTGTTCGTCCTGACAGACTTTCACGCGACCAGGGAGCAGCGGAATAAGCTCGACGACCTTCCTCTGTTTGCCGGCGCCGCCGCGTCCGATATAGGCGAAATGATTTCCAGTCAGCACCGCATGGAACATCGCCATCTGGCGATATTCGAACGACGTCATCCACTCGTTCGGCCGTCGCCAAAGCAAATTATAGAGCGGATGATCCTTGGCGGCCTGCTTCGTCCCAGCGCCGTCCTCGCGATAGACCTTCAATGGCACCTGGGCGATGCCATTGGCGAGCACGCGCGCGCACGCGAGGACGGTCGATACCTTCAGGGCCGTATCGATCGAGACAGACACACCGGACTTGACGTGCAATTCGTCGCCGAACAGTTTCCGCCAGGTGAGGGCGGAAATGTCCGTCGACTTTGTCTCCAGCCCGGCGGCGATGGCGCGGAAAATGCCAGCCATTCATCAGCCGCCTTGGCTCTGCGCTTTCGCGCCCTGCGCCTGCAGATAGAGCCCGGCAAGTGCCAGCGCGCCGCCGACGATGAAACCGGCCGGTTGATAAATCAGCCATGCGCCATAGGCGATCGCACCGGCAGCGCCAAGTGCCAGAATATCGCGAAGGAATTCCGGCAACGCTTGCGCGGCGCCGCGGGCGATGTTGCGAACCATGCAATCCTCAAATGACGAGAAGCGGAGCGCGGTCGAGGTATGATGCCCCGCCGGCAACAGTCGGATTCAAGCTCATCAAGTGCGCCGCGTTGAACAGCGCCATCAGCGGATCGACCTTACCGAAGCCCGCTTCGTCACGTCCGACGCGCATCGCCGTCGGCGTGGGTACGATCTTCAAGTTACCGACGCACCAGGCGAGCAGAGATTGATCGCCATGCCGGAACGATCCGTCCGCGAGCTTGCGCTCGAGCGTCTTGATCGCACCCATCAGAGCGATGCCCTGGCGGACCGCATCGAGCGTCTCGGCATCCTGCGTCACGCCGATGCCGGCAAGCGCATCGACAATGGCTCCGATACCAGCTGCGTCGACGCCGACCTGCGCGAGCAAGCCCGCATTCCGGACGCGCGTTACAAGATCAACCACGTACTGGATATCCGGCGGCAGCGCCTGCGGATCAGGATCAGCCTCAAGAGCGTCGACCAGCAGCTCGGCCAGATCGGGATCGTCGCCTTCGTCATCGAGCGCCGGGCCACCATTGTGGCCGAAGCGGAAGACGGTTAGATCGCCTGCCCTCTTGAAGCGTATGTAGTCTTCCGCGTTGGCCTTGCGTCGCTTGACGCCGATCGTCGAGATCAGCCCGTGCGCCCAACCGAGCCAGCGGTTTGTTCCCTTTTCTCGGCCGATCAGCGCGACGCCGAGCAAGTCATCGAGACCACCACCATCGATGCCGATGCAGACGACCTCGCAGCGCTTCAGGATTTCATCGAGCGTCAGCCCGACTTCGATCCCGCGCGGCCAGACGATCGCGCCGGCCCAGCCGTCTGATCGGTAGCTAGCCGTCGGCTCGACATTGAGATGCTTGGCGAAGAAGTTGACGACAGCTGCCTTGCCGGCGAATTCCGCCTTGGCGAGCTCATCGACGAGATACTGTTCACTGACCGAAACACCGAGATTCGGGTTCGGGATATAGAAAAACTGGCGCTTCTTGTAATCGCCGCTCTCGACGAAACGCTTCGGATATTCGTAGATCACGCCGAGCGAGCGTGGATCCTTGATCTTACCGTCGCGCACGGCGCGGAAGTATTCGAGCCGTTGCGCGTAGACGCCCGCCGGTGAACCATCCGGCTTCGTCGACAGCGAGATCACAAAGCCTTCCGGCCTGGAAGCAAGGCCACCCTTGGCCTCGCGGATCATCGCCTCCGCATTCGCGCGCTTACCGAACAACCAGAGCTCGTCAATGAGCAGCCCGATCGTCTTCTTGCCGCCGACCGTCTCAGAATCCGCCGCGATCACCTTCAGGAACGCGCCCGTATTCCGGTGCGTGATCATCCTGAAGTTCGGCTGCACGTGCAGCAGCGCCTTCAGATCCTCATCCGCACCGACCATGTCGCGCGCGGGGAAGAACGAATTGTCGGCGATCTCCTTCGTCGGCGCCAGGATGTAGAACTCGCCCGACTCTCGCCAATTCCGGATCAGCGCCGTCAACATCACGCCGGCCGCGAGCGTCGACTTGATGTTCTTCTTCGCGATATCGAGGTGGAAGTCGTTGATGTGCCGGACACCGGTATCCGGATCGTAGGCTCCGAAAATTGCGCCGGCGAAATCGACCGACCACGGCTTGCAGGCCTCGCCCATCGTCGGACGGCCCGGCACGTCGACGATACGCAGACCCTTGAACACCTCGAGTGCCGCTTCCCCCTCCAACGGAAACAGCGGCGGAAACGTGATCAGCGACTTACCGGCAACGATCCGTTCTTCCCAGTCTGGAACGGATGTCGACCACCATGGCTCGTGCGTCATTGCACGGCTTGCCGGTTACCCGTCGGCGGCGCCGGAGTTGCGAACCGGCCAGTCGCCGCCGCAGCTGCGGCGCGCTGCGCCTGTTCCTTCTTGCCGAGCGGTTGCTCGCGGCGTTCGTCAGGCATCTTGGCCGTGCCGACCGTGCCGCACTCACGCTCGATTAGCGCACGATGCGCGGCAACCCGAGCCGTCTCGCTCAAACTATTCTCCGCAATCTTCCGCAGCACCAGAACCGCCAGATTGGCGTACTTCTGCGCTTCCGCACGCATCGTCGCGGTAGTGGACGGCGCGACTGAGGGCGCAGCCATGAACGGCAGCATCAGCATGGCGCCATCGCCGCCGATTTCCACGGCCGGCTTGCCATAGCCGCGATCAAGCACCTCCTTGGCCGCCGCGATCCGCGCCGTATCGCTCCCCGCGTGCAGCATGATGTTCTTGAGACCATCCAGCGACTGACGCCACTGGCCGTTGACCGCCG